CACGAACGCTCTTGACGGCAAGTTGCGCCGCAACAATGTCCGACTCGCTCGCGTGCTGCGCCTTCAGGATCCCGACCTGTTTCTGGGTTGCGGCGAGATCGTCGGCGAGGCTGTCGGTCAGTTGGGCCCGCTGGATCGCGAGGTTGCCAGCGTCGATCTTCGACTGAGCGGCCTGGTCGGAGCGCTGTTTCAGCGTCGCTTTGACGGCCTGCTCCGCGTCGAACAGCTGGTTCTGAAGGTCAACGTTCTGCCGGTCGGCCGCGAGCTGGTTCTTCAGGATCTCGACGAGGTGCTGCTGTGTGGCGAGGTCGTCCTGGTAGCCGGGTGTGGCCTGCGCCCTCGTGACGGCGAGTTGCGCGACGGCGACGGTGTGTTCACGCGCGGCCTGCAGCCTGTCCTTCGCTGCCTGGGCGGCCTGCTTCTGCTTCTCGGCGGCGGCCTTCGCGGCGTCAGCGACCTTCTGCCTCGCCGTCTGCAGGATCCCGCTGATGGTCGCGTTGGTCTGCTGCAGATCGGTCGCGTAGTGGGTGACCTCGTCGACGTACTTCGCGTTGCTGATCCGGCCCGAGCTCCGGAGCTTCTTCGCGAAGTCGAGCGCCGCCTGGTCCGCCTGGGCCTGCTGCCGGAGGAGCGCCATGTTCTGCGGGTGGGCGGCCAATCCGATCGCGCGTTGCTGCGCCGCGCTGAGCGCGGTGTTCACGTTCCCATATGCCCCGCCGGGGATGTTGAGGTTCGAGATCCCGATCCGCGAACCCGCGACGCCGGCGGATAGACCGGCGAGCGCGGGGTTGACGATGTTCCCGATCGCGCCGAGCCCGCCGAACCCGCCCGTACCCGGTGACGTACTCGTGCTGGCGCCGCCGCTCGCGGCAAGAGCGGTAATCCCCTGGTGAGCAGCCGCGATCACTGGGCCGACGGTCGGGAGGCGCTCGAGCGCCTGCTCGAGCTGGCCGCCCTGCTTCACGATGTCGAACAGCCCCTTGGCGCGATCGGTGATCGAACTCGGATCCTTGATGTCCTTGTAGGCGACAAGGACTGTGATCACCCACGGGGTGGCCGTGAGTCCGGCGAGCTTCGTCGAGAGGCCTCCCAGTTCGCCGGTCGTGGCCTCGGTCGCCGTGCCGATACCACCGATGGCCTTTGAGACCTTGGTGAACCACGTGTAGAACTCGGCGAGTTTGAAGGCGGCGAACACGCCGAGCAGTAGTTCGAGCGTGGTCTTGGTCGACCCGGTGACCTGGTTGAGATCGTCGAGAGCGGACTTGGCGTCCTTGAATAGCCCGGTCGCGGTCCTTACCGTCTCGTTGACGTCCTTCTGCAACCTGCCCGACTCGTTCATCTTCTGGAGCCACTTCCCGAGCGACTCAAGGAACTTGTTCAGGGTCGGCAGCAGCGCGGTCCCGATGATCACCTCGGTGTTGTGGAGAATCGCGTGGAACTTCTCCGTCTCCGTGGTGCCGGCTCTCGCCTGCCCGGCTAGCCTCGCCGCCGCCTCCCGCACCAGATCCATGCCGTGCGCGTCCTTGTCCAACCCCGGCACGGCTCGCCTAAGGGCGGTCTCTTGTCCGCCGAACACCTTCGCGAGCACGTTCGCGGCGGAGGCGAGGTCGATGTTTTTGGCGCGGGCGAGATCGGCGGCGGTGCCCTGCAGGTTGATCGCCCGGGTGATGTTCCCGGTGCCACGCTCCAAGACGGTCAGGGCTTTCTCGGAATCCTCCGAGGTGAACCCGAACTTCTCCAGCGACAAGCTGGCGGTCTTGATCGCGCCCTCGTTCGCCGCGAACGATTCCCCCGACGCTTTGATCTGCGCCGCGAGGCTGCGCTGCGCGACGCCGGCGTCACGGGCCGCGCTCACCGAGTCCTCAAGGAACCGGCTGACGCCCTCGAACGCTAGGAACCCACCCGACGCGAACGCCAACGAGCGTCCGAGCCCGTGCAGCGCACCCGACCCGGACAGGATGCCGCGGGTCGCCTTGTCCATCTCGGCGCCGAACACCTTCGTCTGCTTCGCCGCCGTCTGCAGCCCAGCGGTGTAGCCCCTTGGGTCGGCGATCAGCTCGACGACGAGCTTGCGGGCCAACTCAGTCGCCCTGCGCTTTCACCCAGGCGTGGCAGGCCTCGAGGTCGGCTGGGGTCATCCGACCGAGATCCTCGGGGCGGAGGTGGACCCAGTGTCCCAGCCAGGGTTGCCAGAACCGTTCGGCTCGCTGGGTGCCGGGCGCGGCTCCCCAGTGGCTGGTGAAGTCGCGCCAGAACCTTCGCTCGGCGAGCTCTCGCCGTCGGCGCTGGGAGGAGGGAGCTCTTCGACCTCCTCGCTGATGTCCTGGAACACGTCCTGGAGGTCGGTCATCTTCAGCCGGCCGACAGCGTCCCGGATGGTCTTGGCGGTCTCGCCGGGCTCGCCCCGAGCGACCGCAATGTGGATGAGGGCTTTGACGACGCCGGGGTGCATCCCTTCGATGTCGGGGATCTGGTCGAGGCTCACCTGGGCGTAGTCCCAGACGATGATCGCTTCGTCGATCGTGACGTCGTCCAACGTGACGAGCTCGTACGGTTTGCCGTTGAACGTGATCTGCGGCATCAGATCGCTCCGTGGTTGAACTCGTCGCTGATCCGGTCGAGAAGCTCCTCGAACCGGGCTTCGATCTCGCCGGCGTGCTGCTCCAATGCGGGCTCCATGGCGCGGTTCATCAGGAGGGAGCCGAGGTTCGGGCGGGCCCGTGGGCCGCCCTTGCCGCGGGTGCCTCGCTGCCTCGGTGCGACGTAGACGAGGTCGCGGGTGATCCCGACCCGCATCCTCGACCACCTGGGGCCGATGTGGCTGATGTTCGCCTGCGCGAGCTCCTCCGCGCCCCTCTGGACGGGCTCTGCGACCTGACGGAGTCCGCGACGGACGCCGAGCCGCAGCGAACGGTCGGCGTGGGCTAGTGAGGCCTGCAGCTCGTGCAGCCCCTCGACAACGACCGGCATCGCCGGGCTAGCTCGGGACGGTTCCGGCCCAAGCGAAGTGGTTCCCGGGGGCCGGTTTGAAGTTCACGGTCATGTCCGACGACGCGTTCAACGCCCCCGCGAGGCCGTTGTACTCGTACATCGTGGCGCTGCCGCCGAACGCCGGGTTGGTGGCGCTCACCGTCCCGCTCGTCGGCTGGACGTAGACGACGAACACCGACCCGCCCGCGTACAGCGGGTTCAGGGTGGCGTGGACTTTGCCGGCGGCGAAGTCCTGGCGGAACTGGACCGTGATCGTCTGGTCCGCCAATCCGGGGAGGTACTCGACGGTGGCGTTCGGGTTGAACCCCGACACGTCGACCTGGGGCTTGACCTGCGGTGTGTCCACGTTGAACGCGTGGTCCGACAGGTCGACCCCGTTGACGACGACTTTCGCGTCGGTCAAGAGGAACTTGCTCATCGCGTTGTCTCCTTTGTGACCAGGGCGCGTACCCGCTCCTGGTATCGCTGTTGGTTTGCTCTGGACGCTGCTTCGGTTGCGCGGCCGGGCGGGACGCCGGCGGTTGCGCCGACCATGTGCATCAGGCCCACGGGGCATTCACGCAGGGTGAACCCCCTAGCGCGGGCCTCAAGGCAAAGAAGGTTGTCGGAGTAGTAGGCGGGCTCCTCGAGCGACGTGTCGAACCCGCCGAGCTCCAAAAGGTCTTCGCGCAAACCTGCGAGGCAGTAGCCGTCGATGTAGGGGTAGATGCGGCCGTCGACCTGCGCGTGCCCGTCGGAGCGGATCCTCGCGCCGACGAGAACGCTGGGCTCGACGGCGTCCTGGAGCTCCTCGAGCCACCCCTGCTCGGTCGCGGAGATGTCGTTGTTCAGGAACACCACGACGTCGCTGGAGGCGGCCTTGAGCCCCTGGTTCGAGGCTTGGCAGAACCCGAGGTTCTCCTCGTTCCGGATCGCCGCGAACTTCAACGGTGGGTTGCTGCCGTTATCGACGACGATGAGCTCGTCGGGCCACGGCCCGAGGTCGAGCGCACGGTCGTAGTCGGGCTGGAGCTCGAGGTGCTGGTGCCACGGCGTGACGACGGCGATGCTCATACCGCCACCCGGGCCTGCTCCAACGGGGCAACCTCACGAGGTGCACCGAGCTGCTCGAGCGCCGAGGCCCAGTAGGTCTGTGCGACGTGGTCGGCGTCGTAGCGGGCCGCGAACGCGGCGGCGTTGTCTTTGAGCTGCTGGTTGTCCCGCTGCTCGTAGGCGGCCTCGAGGGCGGCGTGGATGGCGCCTATGGAGGGGACGGTGAGCCAGGCGTCCTGGAAGTGGTCCCACCACGGGTCGCCGCCGACGAGCCAGCCGGCCGGGCTGAGCTCGGTCATGGCCGAGTGGTCGGAGGCGATCACGGGGACGCCGCAGGACTGAGCTTCGATCAGGGGGACGCCGAACCCCTCACCCATCGACGGGTTCAGGAGGACGTCGAACGCCTGGTAGAGGTTCGCCATGTTCTCCGTGGGCCAGCCGAGGTGGAAGATCGCCGCCGGCGGATACCGGACACGGTCTGTGGGGCAGTCGGTCGCGAGGGTGAGCGCCTCGAGGTTGATGCCGCCGCCCTTCCCCGGCTGCGTCTGAGAGTGCGCGTAGAACCACGCGTCGGGGTGGTCGGCGGCGAAGCGCGAGAACGCCGTCAGCGCCTGCGGGAACGCCTTCCGTGGTAGGGCGGGGTTGCCGGTGTTCGCGGCGACCATCCCCACGAGATACGCGTCGGCGGGAACGCCGAGCTCCTCCCGGATCGCGGCCTTGTCCTCCGGGCGGGGGTGGAAAAGGGTGCGGTCGACGCCGTGCGGCACATACAGCGGCTCCAGGCCGGCATCGGTCATGAGCCGCTCCCCGAACCTCGACATGGCGACCGGCCGCACCTTCTCGTGCGCCAGGACGTTCAGCACCGGCGGCGGCAGCGGGTAGTGGTCGACCGGCGCCCAGATCGCCATCCGGAGATCCTGGGGCCAGTCGTCGGGACGCATCACCCACGCATCGCAGAGCGCGACCACGAGGTCGGCCTGGAAGTGCTCGGCGTAGGTACCGATCGTCTTGTTGCCCCAGTCCGAGTCGGAGGGGTAGTAGGTGACGGGGCCGGCCTCGAGGCACATCCCTTGGACGCCGTAGTTGCAGGCGACGGCGAGCTCGTGCCCCAGCGCCATGAGCCGAGGCACGAACAAACGGGCCTGCTCGCCGTACCCTGACCCGACTCCAGGAGGGTTGCCGAGCCAGAGAATTCTAGACATCGGGGATCTCTTTCCAGGTGACGTGATCGGCGACCATGCGGAGGCCCGACGGTGACATGTCGTAACGGGCGCACAGTTCGGCCATCGCTCGCCGGATCTCTCTTACGTCGTCCGGAGTCAGCTTCGCGGACGCTCCACGCTGCGTGTTCTCGGCCCTAGTTACTGGCTCGAGGTGTTTCGGGTTGACGCAAGCGCGGTTACGGCAGAGGTGGTCGAGGTCTAGCCCGCGCGGGATCGGGCCGACATGGTGTTCGTAGAACAAGCGGTGCGCCTGGAAGGCACGCGAACCGGTTCTGCATCGGCCATAGCCAGCCCTGTCGATATTTCCAGACCAAAGCCAACACTTGCTCTCACGCTGAACCTCGTAACGCTCGAGGATCGGAATCGGGTTGTGTCTCACAGGATGATCCTTGTGCGCCATTCGCAGCCGATCAGGTAGCCCTCGCCGCCGACGGGCGTGTAGACGATCACGCCGGTCGGCCCTGATGGGAGCAGGTCTGAGACGCGGCCACCGAGGCTCCGGTCAGCGATCAGGGCGGCGAACACCGACGTGCTCGAGCGCGGATCCATCAACTGGAGGAGCAGCTGCTGCGACGCGTCGATGTCGGTGGGGCTGACGCGGGCCCGGACCGTGAACCAGATGTCCCGTTCGGTCCTCGGGCCGTAGTCGAGCTGCTCGCTGAACGGGTCGGCGGGGTAGATGTCGACGCACGGCGGGGTCGGGCTGAGGACGAGGAACGGCCACACCTGCAGCGCCTCACCGGCGAGATCGGCGGAGGCGACCTCGTCCGTGATCTGGTCCGCGAGCGCGTTCACGATCTCAACCAGCGACGCGCCGGCGACGGCGGTGGTCATGCGAGCCCGAATCCTTGTTTGACCGACAGCAGCTTGAGCGCGTGTCGGGCGAAGGTGTCGCGGCCGATCACGACGGCACCGACGGCGTTCTCCCAGATCCCGAACGCGACCTCTTCCTGCTGCCAGTGCTCCCGGGCGCGCTCAAGGACGACCTCGGTGACGAGCTGGAGTTGGCGTTGGTCGTTGAACGGTGTGGTGCGGGCCATGAACGAGTCGGCCTCGAAGCTGGCGGCCTCGAGGCAGCGGGTCATCGCCGTGGTCTGCGCCACGGTAGGGCTCGGGATCTTCAGGATCCGTGCGAGCTCGTCAACGGTGCCGTAGACGTAGGAAGTGGTCGTCGAGCCCGAGGTGTTCTGCACCGGCGTCGTGGGCTGGCTGACGTCACCGTCGAGGTCGGCGAAGATGACGCGGTACCAGTAGCCGACCGCGGTGCCGAGCTGCGTCGTAAACGACCGAGCGGCCGGCTGCGAGGGGTCAGCGTCGAGCGGCGACAGCGCGATCGTCTCAAGCTGCACGTAGGTACCGGACTCATCTGAGGCCTCCTCGATCCGCACCTCTGTCCAGGGGAGCTGGTCGAACCGCTCCGGCGGGCGGTAGCCGACGAACGAGACGACCTCGCCCATCAGTGGCCCGTCCTGGCGAGCTCGCCCGCGCCGGCGTGGCTGATCTCACCTTCGGCGCCACCGCCGATCCGGCCCGTGACCGCTGGGGCGGCGGCGCGAACGGTCGCGAACCCGTTGCTCGACGCGGTCGCGTACCGCCCCTGGTCGGGGTGGTCGATCCGGCCGATCCCGGTGAGCACCACAGCGCCCCGCTCCGGGCGGAGGATCCAGCCAGGGTCGAGCCGGATCGTGGTTGTCGCGTCCGTATGGACGGTGACGTGGAGCACGACCGTGGTCGTGCCGACCGCGATGCGGACACCGCCACTGGTGACGGTGACGTGCTCCGCCACGGCGACCTGCCCGTAGTGGACGCGAGCGCCCAGAGTAAGGACGACAACGGTCTCGTGGACGCTGCTCGACCCGAACGTCTGCCGGCGTCCGGCTGTGGTGGCGGTGACCGTTTCGCCGACCGCGCTCGCCCCGAACGTCTTGCGGCTCCCGGCGCTGGTGACGGCGTCTGTGAGTGCGACCGTGACAACCCCGAACCGGGTGGGGTGCGTGGCGGTGCCTGCGCTGGTGACGGTGACGGTCTCGGTGACCGTCGAACTCGAGGTTGTGCGGCGCCGCCCGAGCGTGGTGACGGCGGCGGTCAGCGCGGCCGTTGCGGCACTGATCGCTTTCCGCAGCCCGGCAGTCGTGGCGGTGGCGGCGAGGGTGACCGTCGAGACGGCGAACGCTTTCCGCACGGCGGCGGTCGCGACGGAGACGACCACGGCGGCCGTGGACGCTGACTTTGCCGTCAGCCTGCCGGCGGTCGTGCGCGTGTCGGTCAACGGGACGACGGTCGCCGCGAATGTCTTGCGGGTGCCCGAGGTTGTGCGGGCGTCGGTGAGCGCGACCACCGCGGAGCCGAGGTAGGTGACGGGGCCGCCGGCGACACTCCCTGCGGTGGTGACCGTGACGGTCTCGCCGGTCGCGGACACAGCCTTCGCGGTGAGCCGACCGGCGGTCGTGCGGGAGTCGCTGAGCGCGACCGTGGCGGCGGTGATCGCTTTGCGGGTGCCGGCGGTGACAACCGACACCGTCTCGCCGACCGTCGCGGCGGCGCGGGCGGTGAGCCGGCCGGCGGTTGTCCGCTGGTCGGTGAGCGCGGCGGTGGCGGCGGCCCTGGCGGTGAGACGCCCCAGCGTCGTGACCGTGACGGTGAGCCCTGCGGCCGATACAGACGTGGTTTTCCGGGTGCCGGCGGCGGTACGAACGTTGGTGAGCGCGACCGTCGCCGCGCCGAGTGCCTTCCGGGTGCCGCTGGTCGTGACGGTGTCGACAAGGCCGACCGCGGCGACACCGATCGCTTTGCGTACCCCGCTGGTTGTGCGGGAGTCGGTGAGCGCGACCGTGGAGACCGCGAACGTCGTCCGTGTCCCGGCCGTGACGACGTTGTCGGCGACCTGAACGGTCGCGGCACCGGTCCAGTTGGTCGTTCCGACCGCGGCCGGAAGGTACGACCGCGACCCGGGTCCACCCAGCCTGGGTTGCGGTACCGCCCTAGTCGTCTGGCTCACGTCACTCGATCCATTTCAGGTAGACGTCGAGGATCTGGCCGGTGCCGGTCGGG